TCTCCATAACTTTGAAGTTTTTACATGTAACCCAGGCATATAATGAAGCTGATTGGCCTTTCTTGGGGGTCTCAATCTTAATACAGCCACCCAAGTCGAATAACCCTGCAATGTAAGGAAGAAAACTTACCGATAAATCAGTACTTTTTGTATGCATAGTACCTCCTTATTAGTACCTTTATATGTTAGTTATATTGTAATACCACCATCCACAAATACTTCAAATTCATTCATCAACTGAATAGCTACCTCATTGGCTTTCTCTCTAGTCAATACTTCCTGACCTATTAACTCCCTTACAAAGTAAACCTCTATAAGGTACCCACCTGTAATCTCATTGAAATAGAGTATTTGCATCATTGGCCCTTCTGCTTTGGTTAGTGCAATAACACTTTCCTTAATGTCCACAATTAGGCACTTCTTATCAGGTCCCATTTCCTTACAACTAGCTCTTAGGTTTCCCTGCACAAGTGTACCTTTAAGGGCCTTTTCCTTAGCTTCTTTAAATACTGGTAATATTTCAGGTTTTGCAGGCTGTACCTGCACTACTGGCTCTTCCTTAACCACCTGTCCTATAGAGGAGCAAGATACTAAGAATATAGCCATAATCACTGCTACCAATAAACGTTTCATTTTAAACTCCCTTTTCAAGATTCTAAGTAAGGCTGCTGCCAATTCAGTACTTTTTACTTCCATAGTAGTACCCCCTTTGGCCTAAAAAATGAGGGAGATATTACTACCCCCCTCATTGCCTAATTACTAGCCTAGCTGTTACGAAACCTTAACCAGTGACTCCAGTAAGCTCACCGTGTTTCAGCTCGTTGTGGAATTCCATACCAACCTCGCAAATGTACTGATCCTTGAAAGAATCGTCACCAGGAAGCTGAATTTCAGTCTCCATGGTCACGTCCCTATTCTGGAGGTAACGGTACACGCAGTCTTCTAGTTCAAGAGCATACGCATATCCACCATAGTACGAAGTGTTGGAAATAACACCAGCATTCTCTAGCATAATCTCCTTAACCAAATTGATTGTTCCGTGAGGAGACAAGTACTGGGTAATGGCGATTCCGTAGGTTTTATCCTTCGGGAACATCTGAAGCTTACCCTGAGCCCACTGGCTGATTACCGAGATAATCAACGGAGCACAGAATAAGTATCTGCTGTTCGAGCCATACCGAAATACTGTTCTCAAGAAACCTTCAAACTCGGATTCGGTTAGCACTCCACCAGCGTTAGTCGTGTTGGTACCTACATAGTAGTCAATACCACCAGTTGTACGCCGTTCGTGAGTCAAGCTGGTATCTGTACCACCAGTGTCACGTAGGGGCTGTCCATAAAGGAACGCTCTTTCCATATCTCGCATCAGCTCAATGCCTTTCTTCTTTCTCTGGTAAGCCCTATCGGGTCCACCATAGAGTTCAGTGTTGGCAAGAGACTTTGTAATCTCGACGGATTTACGGAAAATCTGAGCATAGTTCGTGGCAGACGTTGTCTGTGTAGACTTCGTAACCAACGTGCTATACGCAGAACCTTCCTCGAAGGCCGATCCGATGATTAATAGATTTGCCAGTGCTATAGCAGATGTCGCTGTAGTCGTACCATACCCACGAACAGCCGTCAAACCAGTTGTAGACTGACCAGTAATCAATATAATTTCCCCTGTGTTAACTACTTTCACGAGGTCATACTTGTTGAACATGGTACCAGTCGTCATGGTAATAGACGTTGCGGCGGATGTAGCGGACACTGCTAGCGTATCCCATGAGGGATTTAGAACGTCTTCGATCCAAGAGAACGTAGGATTGATTGCAGATCGTTTATTCAGCTTTGAAACCAATACATACAGCGGGGCTGCATTTGGCTCCAAAAGATAAATCTTCAGGTTTGTTAATCATTTCAAGTACTTATGAAATGTGGTTGAGCATTTCTGTCAACCTCTCCAGGTCACCCTGGATGCTCGGACTATTTCATCAACCAATCTCTAAGATTTGGTTGGCTCTCCGCTTAGTCTCTGGAGGTAAACTCACAAATTCCTTCTTAAGTCTATGCAAGCGTTCTATATATATTTGGATACAGGGGTCATCTTGAAGTAGGGGTCTATTCTTTAAAGACCTTCCCAAGTATCCTAAGCTTTCCCTATAATCTATTAACTCTAACATAGTTTCAGCTTGCAACTTTTTAGCAGTTAGATATGGTAAAACAAGTTCGAGAACTTTCTTTGTACTACCTTTCCCTGTAGTATTTATATTCATTACCCAACGTCCACTTTCCTTCTTCTTTGCAGTTGTGTAACAGAATCCTACTCCAGGAATAAGTTTGTATATCTCACTAACTCGTTTTAAAAGATGGAGATTTCCATTAGAGATTATTAACCACATATACAATGTGGATCGTACAGAATGATGTTTATATTTACCACTATCTTTGTTAGCAGGATAATACCTCCATCCTGCAATTATACATCCTTCTCCATCAATTATACCAGCTAACCAATTGAGTTTTTCCTTGCTGATTTGCTCCATGTCCATAAGCTTTTCCTCCTTTGGGGTTATGGTTTTAGGAGCTCTCCCAGCATTGAAGAGAGCTTTAATGCCGACTAGATTTTATGGCAATCGGCTATATCAAGAACCTTCTGTCCAGCAAGGATGTCAGGTGTTGCGGCAATACCGATCATCGTTGTCATATATTGTTTCACCTCCTATTATGAGAATCTAAAGAAGACTTATTTCTCCCATCCCGGCTTGTTAGGGCCAGATGTCATCATGTCGTTAAAGACTTTCTCTTCATACGTCATGGGTTTATCTTTGGGTTTCTCTTCCACTATACTTTGCATGGTATTGGGAGTACTACCTGGAAGAGTGCCTGAAGCAGCTCGTCTTTTCCTGACCTCTTCGAGTATTTCTCGTTTGGCCTTTTCGGTAGCTTCCACTAGTAAAGATTGCTTCATCTCCTCAGTGAATAATTGCTGAGGTGTATGATCTACTATCCCCAACTGAGTCCTCTGAGTCTCGATCCGTTTCCTATACCGTTCCTTAGCCATGTCAAAGATTACTGGTAAAGAATCTGTTCTCTGGTTAAGGTCTGGTCTAGCCTGGATCACAGCACGCATGTCGTCAACGTACGTATCAAAGTCACTATGGGCAGCCTTAAACTGCTCAATTATCTGACTCCTTCGTAGCTGGTCAACCTGCATCTGATGATACTGTCCGACAGCTGCTGCAGCGATCTGGGCTGCCCTCTTGTCCACCATCCTAAGGATGAGTTCTTTGGGGCGTTCCAAAACCGATACATCATCAATATCCGCAAAATCATCAGCACCTTCCTGAGGTGTTGCTACCTGTGCATTAGGTTGCATCAACTGATTGGATGCGGGTACTGGTCTAGACAAGTTTTCTACAAGCTCACGTAGTCGTAAAAGCTCCTCCTTTGTACGAGTACTCTCCTGTTCGAGAGCCAAGTAAGAGTTCACTGTCTTCTCCAAAGAAGACGGAAGATCTTTATCCCTAAATTTGTCAGGCACTCGTTTAAGGATATCTTCGTTAGGTTCTCCCTGTCCATCATTAACCGGAGGTGTTACTTGAGGATTAGGGGCCTGTGCGGGACTTGGTGCCGGTGCCGCTACGACCGGGGGCTCTGGGGTTGGAGTCTGAGCCGGAATAGGCTCCTCCGCAAACAGTGCCACTAAATCGTCTAAACTCTGTAGACCAGACTGTCCTTGCTCTACTTGTTTAGCAAGTTCTTCTAAGGTCTTTGGCATAATTGTTTCCTCCCTTATTCTAGTTTGAGCTTATCAAAAGCTCTTGTGCCTTCCTTTACCTTATCATTAATAAAGTTAAGCAAATTTACAAGTTCTTTGACTCCAGCACGTTCGTCGCCTAATTGGTCTGCGGATGCAAACATTAGTCTATTCATGCTGGTTCTGGGTTCTATATAATCCCGCATGAGCTTCTTCCATCCCAGATTTGAAGTGAGGCTCATGTAAATACCCGCCTCGTCAGCCTGTTCTTGCAACTTATCTTTAGTTGCTATAACTGGCCTTGTAGGTGGTTCGCTATTTAGTAATTCTGTCTTTCTATCATACGACATAAGTTATTCCTTTCATCCACCTGCTTGCTGTGGTGCTGCTGGGCCGCTTGGTAACAAGCCCCCACCAGCTACTCTTGCCATCTCTGCCATTTGTCTCTCCGCAGGTAAAGCCTTTTGTCCAGGTTGGGGGGGTTTAGGAGCCTGGGGTGCCCCACCCCCTTGTCCTGGTGAAGCTCCTGGGGGAGGCATCATCCCTTCCATTCCAGGCGGCACCATTGGTAGAGCCTGGAGTAGTTTCTCTTCATTCTTAATATCCAGAACATCAAGTACCATCTTCCGAAGTTCCATCTGGTTAATCATTGGATCTTGGTTAAACATCTGGTACGCCTGCATAATCTGCTGCACCCTAACTTCCTTAATGGCTGTCGTTGAAGACCCCATTGGCTGGAAGTGGTGGTGCTTAATCATATCTGTTATATCTTGATCATAAAAAGCTTGTCCACCGTACTTTACATACTCTTCCGATCCCACAATTCTTTCAAAGTCTTCTGGGGGTAGGAAGTGGTAGTCTAGCCAGAGGAACATCTTAGCGATATTTCGGATGACTGTAAATTCCAACATCTTCACTACTGTATCAAACCGTATAGTTGATGCTTGCTGAAGACGGACAATGCCTGTCGCTGTTTCTCTCCGTGGGGGAGTAGCTCCACGTGAATATTCCCACTCCCCAGTAGCATTGTCAATATCCCTTTTAATGATTTCCTCTTCCATATACGCAGACTTAGTTATGTCTCTCGTATCAAGGGGCTGAATCGCGTTAACATCGTTCGTTAATATCACGTTACCAGGGTAGCTAACGAGCTGGTCAAAGTCGATATCTGCGTACTTGTTTGCAATGAACATCCTATTGATAATTAAGTTCACGTTGTCCATTCTCTGGTTTCGGACTGTGTTCAGTTCCTCCTGCAAAGTCTCAGCAATTTCTGGAATTCCTATTCCGTAAAGTTCATGCTGAACTGGTACATATCGTGCCATGATAAAAGGAAGCAGACCGCCTAGTGGGTTATCTTCCTCCTTCAAAATAGTGTTCCTTCCGCCAATCGTGTAAATCTTATCTCGATCCCAGTACTCTAGTACCTCTACTACCTTCCGCTTTGTGTCCCATCCATACTCATCTAGGATTCCAATATTTGTTAATCTGTTCCTCTTATACTCATCAACAGTTCCCATAGTCTCAAGTTTATCTAATAGGTCTGAAACATTCTTGTAGAAACCAGCTCGTTGCATTTGTTCTAGTTCTTCATAGTCCATATACGACAGCTGAATCACATACTTCATATTCCTAATAGATGTTGCCCTAAAATCAGGGAAAATATGAAACAAATCTATTGGTTGAATATCAATATAATTAAAGGATGCTAGGTCATCATCATTGAACTTAGGAACAATCTTAGCAAATGATGTACCATAAATTACACACTCTTTAAAAAACTCTAGTATCTTTGTAAAGAACTCAAGCTGTTCCTCATCTAACTGATACTCCAACAGAGATTCAAGTAACCTAGCTAGGTCAACACTTGACCCCTGCCGTGGCGACACAGATATGATTGGCCTCGTGTTAAAGATCGTACCCAACATCTTAGGAACGACGCTTTCAACAATAGAGAAGATATATGGTACAAAGACATTAGACTTAAATGGCTGTGTACTAGAATCTCTATGATTACGGTAGAGCTTGTAGAATCGCTTCCACCGCTTCTCCTGACTATCTCTCCAGTTCTTAGTACTCTGATAGAGATTAGTTATAAAGGTAGCAGGATCGTCCTGTACTGTATCAACTATATCCATTTAGACTCCTTACTTTTTTACAGGATTAGTAGTACCCTTCTTTTTAGGAGATGGAGTTGGGTCGGGGTCTCCATCAGAATCGTAATTCTTTTTCCAGGCATCTGGGTCTTCTACCCTTTCCCTAGACTCAGCAGACCTTTTAGCTGCAGGACCAACTACTGGGATGCCCTTTAACCCCTTCTCTAACTGCTCCTGAAGTTCCCTAATCTTGCTACGTGGCATCATAATGATATCTCCTTAGAAGTACCCAGTGACTTGGTTAGGAGTGATATCCTTCTTACTTACCATTCCACTCCTTGTAAAACCTGGGTGTCTGTATACTATATTGGACATTACCACATACCGCAAAGCATCAAGTAGGTGGTCATCTTTCTTAATTGGTTTCTCCTTTGGGTCTTTACGTTCTTTCCGTCTAGCCCAATCATCCCATACATAATGCCTAAACTCACGTGCTGTCTGAACACAATTTCTTGTAATGTATAGCTTAGGAAGTTTACCTTCTCCAGGGTTTAACAGTGTCTTAACCTGGAGCATCCCTTGGTTTACATCTTTGTGTGCGTCAATTGTATGGAACCCAAGCTTATTATTGAAGTACTCCTTCAAACTCATTCCAGATATTGACTGCTCAGAGTTACCATAGGTATCCATAATTGACATCTGAGGAGGCCACCTACTAGGGATTTTAGCCTTAATAGCATTAACCATCTGCTCAGGTGTCTTTACATCTGGATCTAGTATTTCATCAAATACTGTCCACACATTCTCTCGGTCCAACATAACAAATATGATACCGTGAGGGTTTCTGTTGTGTGGGTCAATCCCAACGATAATCATATTCTCGTCAGGAACTTTACCTATAATCTCTTTAACGTGAATCTTTTCTTCAAACTCTTTGTAGACCAGACCTGTCTTGGATATGAAGCGACCATACATAGCTGCTTCAATACTGTCACGCATAGCTGGGTCCTTGAGAGTTGCTTCCACAGCCGCTTTATCTAAATGCGGGTTCTCAAAGATACTAACGTGCTCATAGTCCACGTATGGAGGAACCGCTTCTGGGTTATCATAGAGATCGTCGTAAATCCAAGTCATACCATGCAAAGGTGTACAGGTTATAAGCAACTTCCCATTGGACCCAGCATAAAGTGTACGATAGTAATTACTCTGATATATCTCTTTAGGTGGCTCTTCATCCATCCACACTAAGTCTCTTGCGGCACCCTCAAACTTCTCCAAATCCTGATCGTAGGATTTGAAGTCATACAAAGTTCCATTAGTTAATTCAAGTAGCTTCTCCTCCGCCCAAAACTTCTTCACTGACGACTTCGGTAACCAAGAGTACATCGTCGGTAGAAGAATACCCTTCACTCCAGCGTTTAGATCCATCCCGCAAATACGTATCTGGAGAGGAGGAGGAGGGAATAGCCCGAATGGGTGAATACCTAGTCCCGCCCATACACATTCTACAGCACCCCATTGTGTCTTCCCACTATTACCTGTTATAACCCAATTCTCACCAATAAAGTTATGGTCTGGATGATCCACCGTAATATTCACTGTGGATTCTTCCCCAATCTGGTAGATATCCAGTATTCTACGTTTGGAGTAATCTAAATCCAACTGTCTGTGTGGATTCTTATACTTTAGAGATAATGGCAAATCACAGTTAAGTCTCCAGTAAACTCTATAATATACCCCAACTACCCCATTATTACAGCAAGTCTTTATACTTTCTGATAATGTTGCTTTCCCACCAAGACTACGTACCAAAAAACAAAATCCTTCAGCCAACTCCTTGTACTTAGAAACAAATTCATCAACAGAACCATCTGTGTCAATTAGTCCAGCTAATACCTGTTTCCTAACTTCAATAGTAGACGTTAAATAGACTTTAGGAATAAACTTCCCATTCCCAATTAATTTATATTCTCTTAATCTATCACGTAAAGAGTTGTAGCTAGATCCATTACTCCTTCTCTTTCTCTCCTTTGGTATGATACTGTATGTAATGTCATCCTTCCTAGCCAACTTAAGTTGAAACCCATCATCCTCTACAATCCTTGAAATTCTTGTAAGAATTTCCTCATCAACATTAGTTATGCTTATAGAACTATTTACTGGTAAACTCCCATCTCCTAATAACGCTCCTAGCAGATATGGGTCAATGGTTATAGAGTCACTTCCAGAAAAGTGTACCTCCTTAGCTTGTATTAAAACCTTCTTACAAGCCTTATTCTCTAAAGTTCCAATCAATCTTTCTACAGTATAATTAATTGGCTTTTGGAGTTTCCCATGAGAATTTAACTTCCCATGCCTACTGTAAACTGGAAAAGTATGCTCTATGCTTGCCCTACAACTAGTTCCGTCTACCAACTCTATTTTATATATATCTTTTTTACCAGGATATGTTTTATCTATCACTCTTGTAGTGGTAGCAACTCCTGTATCTAAATCTACTCCTAGAATCTCATCCCCAATTTTCAAAGAGTCAATATCTGCAAATTCTCCGTTAGCTCTAAGAACTTGATAATCTAAAGGTAAACACCGTCTTCCACCGAAGAT